ACTCATATTAGACTCCTTGTGCCGCAATGGTTGATTGGTATGCCTCAATAACCGAAGGAGTATGCACCGCAGCGCAAATAGCTTGAACCTTGGCATCCTCGGCGCTGTAATCGTCCCCTGGGGCGACTACATGGCGGTGGAATGCGCCGCTAAGCTGCTTGCCATCTTCCATGATGCGGGTGCAAGTGCGAACTTGAACGCAACCGTTTTCAACGGTTTCAATCAAGTCAACAACAATTTGTTTTTCTAACATGATATTTCCTTGTTTCCAGCCTCGGCATCCACCGGGGCATTGAGGGTTCCAGTTGTCCGAACTGGTACGGTTAGCAGTCAGTTGCGCCAGCAAATTCTGGCAGGGTTTTAACGTAATGGTACGCTTGAGCAATAAAATTTCCGCTGTCCATATTTGGGACAAAGCTATAATTTTTTTGCATCAACTGTTCATCGGTTGCATCATCTTTAAAAGTAACAGTAGCTTGGACGTTCGCTTTGTCACCAGATACTGACTCCACCTTGATGTACAACAACGGCGTAGTTATTGTGGCCTCTCCTGTCTTAACAACAACGTCCAGGCTTGAAATAAAACCAACGCCAGAAATTACGAGTGCTTTTTTAATTGCCATGATTTTTCCTTTTCATTTATATCGCAGTTTTTCCGTGCGCCACCAGCACCTCAATGACCAAATCTACCCCTGTTGGGGAAAAGCCAGCAGAAGTGGTTAAATCAACTTGAAGAGTGCTACCAGCAGCAACAGAATATTTTAAAATATCCGTTCCAGAAAATACTTGGTTTGCTGTTTGTACAGGTACAGTTGGAAATGACAACTCCGCAATAGCAGAACCACCCACTTTTGTTGAGTAATAAAAATTACCCGCAGAAATTGTGTTAGTGTAATAGGAGTTAACACCAATAACTTTTCCTGTTGTTGGCATTATGTACAACCCACCTGAAATTGCCGCTTCGGTTGGCATTGGGCTGTACGCAGTATTAGCGGCAACTGCTTTCTGAACAAAACGATATGAAATTACATTTTTATCTGTTTGTGAAACTTTGGGATACCAGTTTGTTGTAAACAATCCACCGATAAGCATTGCTGCGGGGAAAGAACACCCGTTAATCAACAAAACTCCTGTAGAAGTTACGGCCACTTGTGAGGTGTTAAAAAGTAACGGGGCTGCATTACTTGTACTAAATCGGCAGTTCAAGAGTGTTAATTTGTTAACGCCTGACCCTTGCCCAAAAAATGTTTGCCGCGAATATCCCGCAAAAGAACAGCCATCAAATATAGCTGCACTTTCTGTGGTAGCACTTGATTCCAAAACACAATCTAACGTGTTGTTGGCTTCAAAATAACAAGTAGTAAACTTAGAAATTAAAAATGCTGACGTAGTAACGCCATAATCACACGCTTCAAAAATACAATTTTCAAAGTTAAATTGGTACAACAAATTTGCACCGTATCGACAATAATGAAAATAACAATTTCTAAAGACAGTCGTTGTTGCTGATTCATTTGAATAACCAAGAGTAGCAAATAAACCGTTTCCAAGATAGGCAACAGTTGGGCCTACGCTACCTGGGCCGTTGCCGCTAATTTCAATTTGTTGGTACACGTTATCAACGCCAGCATTTACCAACAAACCAGTATTGGCAAATCCAATTTGCCCGTAAATTGATATGTTGTTAAAAAATCCACCATACGAATGCCACACACGCATAGCGGTTGAAGCGTTGGTATCCATTTCAATGCGTAAATTTTCAATTCTGGTGTTGTAAATAAATGTTCCGTTGACAGTAGGGGCAATACCAATATCCAAGGCTTTATTTGTGCCATAGTAGCGAATGATTGGGCCTTTACCTGTGGTGTTTGTTCCCAAAGGAATTGAGCCAAGTCCGCAAATGCTAGTCCCGTTTACAGTAACTGTTAATGGTGCAGTTGTTTTATAAATTCCTGATGGGATTTGTATTTCAATTCCATTGGCAGCGCCATAGTTAATAGCCGCTTGAATTGCCGCAGTGTCGTCAGTTGCACCATCGCCCACAGCACCAAAGTCACGCACATTTACTGGCGCACCAGTAATCATTGAATAAGAAACTTTTGTTAGTGACATAATTTATTCTTACACCTGGTAAAGAATTGTTAAACAAAATAAAAACCAGTAATTTTTACCCAATTACCGTTAGCATCCCAAATATCTGCTGGACTACTGTCAACGAATGCCGCATTATTTGTAGATGCTAAAGCGGATAAAGCCGTTGAACTAGAACCCATTTGAGCCATGCCAACAGTTCCACCAAAATTTGAACCATTCCAAGACGTGGCAAAATTTGGATAATATGCATTTGTGGATGGAAGACTTGTGAAAGGCAATCCACTAATAAAATCAGACCCTGCGCCACCAGTGGGGCTTGTTATTGTTGCAATTTGAACAAAACAACTTATGTATACAACATTACCAATTTTTGTGTAAGTTCCATATCTATTGGTATAAGTAACAGAAGCAGCAGCGACAGTTGGTGTCCAAGTGCCTTCTTCATAGTCAGCCAGCAATTCGCTGGTCATGCTAGCGGGGTGGCTAGTAATAGAAAAATCAATCCCTTTGCCTGATGTGCCAACGATTAAATTGCCGTTGTCTATCCGAATATCACCTCCAACAACATCCAATTTTGCTGTTGGGCCAACTGTCCCGACACCTACACGACTGTTTGTTGCATCTGTGCAGAACAAGTTAGCGTCTGTATCGCCTTCAATCCGCACATTAAACACAGCCCCGATCTCGTTAATCACAAGATTAGTCGTGCCGATAATCATCTTTTCAGTTAACGCGCCAGCAGTTGCAGTCTCAAAGTGAAGCTGGCCCTGTTCGGCAGTAGATGTTGGACTGAGAATAGAACCGTGAATTAAACCGTAGGTTTGTTTGTTACCTGCTGAGTCTTCACCGTTAAATTCAATTTCACCCAAAGTGTCTGATGCCGCTGGACTTGCTGAGTCTCGATACAGATCAAGCGTTGGGTTGGCTGTTGCACCAGCGTCAGTAGATGTCAAGGTTACATTGGCAAAGTTACCATCAGAACCACCCTCAACCCTTTGCCAGACTGCGCCGTTATAGGCTATCCAGTCACCAGTGCCAAAGAATAATTGCACACCACCAAAGGTCTGCGTCCCTGCAGTGCTAACCACATAGTAATCACCCTTTGCACCAGTGCCATCTGCCAAAGTTGGTGTATTGCTTGATGCATTCCATGTGCCCTTGTAGTTCAAAGCACCAAGTGCGTTTGTGATGGTTGAGATTGCTTTTAACATGGTTTATTCCTCAGAATACAAATTCAATGATAGAGGTGAATGGTGGTGCTTGTGTGAATGTTACATTGCCACCAGCAAACGTATATGTGTTTTGATTTTGATATACGCCATTGATGTAAATAAGACTTGGCACAAAAGAAACACCAAAGACAGTTTGTGTTCCAGTGCCAGTTGCGTTGACAAAAAGATTGCCAGCGGAACCAGGAAAAGCGTTGCCGTTCAGCGAGGTATAAACCACCGTGCCGTTCTTGTTTTGAACTTGGATGGAGTAATCGCTGTTGGTGTAGATGCGGCTTGGTGTGCCTTGGTAGACTGGATAACCACCACTGGTGCGGATGGGTTGGGCAGCAGTGATCGTCAGTGCATCATCCCAATAGGCAACAATCGGGTTGGTAATCGGATTCAGGTTGACAGTGCCAATCCAGATGTAACCATCCTCAAGCGGTTGTCCATCAGCATCCGCAAACGCTGGGTATGGTGGTTCTACTGATAGTGCGGACATTTATTTATTCTCCTGTGTATCAAGGTTGGCCTGCTTTACGCTTCAGTAGTTCTTCCATTGCCTTGACTGCGTTTTCTTTGTTGACACCACGCAGATTCTCTGCCTTTTGAGCAAGCAAATCAAATGCCCTGCTTGCAACATTTCCCCTTGCAATATCAACACCAGTCTGCATGGCTTCGGCTACTTGGCCTTTTAAAGAGGTCTGTGCCGCCGCACCAAACATACGATCAAGTTCATTGACAAAAATCAATTGGTTAATAACATCATCATCAATCTTCATGCCATATTTTGTGGCAGTCTGATTGGCTTTGTCTAGGGCATCAATTAGATTTGCTCTTGTGCCATAGTTGCTTGTTAGCTTACGCATTGCCACACCCAATGCTTTTTCTGCATTTGGTGAGTCAAAGTTAATCTGTGTACCAGCAGATTTTTGTAAATCATCTAATGCAGAAATGGTGTCCGAGTACTTGGTATTAGCAGCTTTGTAATCAGGGAAACTTTCACCAAGCGTTTCATTCAAATTTTTGCGTAAAGTTTTTAGTGTTCTTTCGGCTTGTGCCGTGAGTGGATTGGCAAGACTTCTTTTGCCATAGTCAACTTGCGTATCAATAAAACGCTTGGCTGTATGAAGTCCAAAGGCATCAGGCACATTGGTTGCACTCAGACGCTCTAAAACCGAATTCAAAACTCTTTGGGCCTGTCGGTCACCTTGAATATCAGAACCCTGCAAATTGGCTTTGGCAACGCCGTTTGCGTCCAGTTCAACCTTCACACCCAAAGCACCAAGGTCATCAATAAATGAGTTTATGGCTGGGTCAAAATCAACTCTTTGCCCACGCAGTTGAGTGTTGGCGACTTGGTTAATGGCAGTGCCAGCTTCTTTATTTGCGCCTGTTATGTATTTAATTCGTGACTCAACAGTGTCACCAAGAATGTCTGCCGCACGGTTTGTGGCACGGAATTTCTCACTCTTTTCGCCCATTTTGAAGATGTTTAGCATCTTAGTCATAGCTTGACGATCAGTATCAGATGCGGCCTTGATGCTTGCAATCGTGCCATCTTTCCAACCCTGCTTGATGGCATCAGCCGCTTGATTGTCTGGAACTACCTGTGTGCCAGCAACCCTGAAATTAACAACATCAACAGAATCTGGGCTTTGTGTGATAACTTTTTTTATGGTCTCTGCTTGTTGTGGTGATATTTTTTCACCAACTGTTGCTGTAATGCTTTGTACAGATTCTTTAAAAGTTGGTTCGACTGCTTCTTTAATTTCAGCACCTGCTGGCGCAACTTTCTTGGCAACTTGTTGAGTTACTGATTTAACCATTGACGGGATTGAGGGTGCAACTGCCCCGCCAATAGTTGCGGCAATCTGACCCACAGGGCCAGCCCCTGCTTCTTTTGCAATAGCACCAGCCGCACCACCTGTTGCACCAGTAAGCGTTTGAAACCCTGGTGTGGTTGCCATCATACGACCCACTTCACGGGTCACTGGTCCTGCGGCGGCGGCTTCAACCGCTTTACCCAAAGCAACACCGCCAGCACCGCCACTTGCACCAGCGGCTGTGGTTTGCACAATGCGTTCTGCGGCGGTCCGAGGTTGGGCAACACCCACACGGGTCAATAAATCCTCAAGCGCATCGGTTGGCAAAGTGTATTTCGTGCCGAATAAACTATTGATTGACCCAACAACAGGGTCAGCAACCAGCCCTGCAAGGGTAGCCGCACCAGCACCAGCAATAGCACCTGGAATAGCCCCAATACCAGCAAAAGGTGCACCCATAGCCGCACCAAGCATTGCGCCAGCAGCAGGCAAAGCTACGCCCCTAGTTGCCGCCCCAGCAAGGCCTGTTGCCGTTGTTGATGCTTCTGGTTTTTGTGTGGCAAGCCATTGATCTGGCGACATTGGGGCCGCAGTTGGCGCGGCTTGAGTAGTCTGAGATGCCAACCATTCTTCTGGACTCATTGGATAACCCCATTGGCTTTGAGATAATCGCCCCATTGTGCATCAGTGAAGTTTGCTGGCTTAGAGTAGGTCTTACCCCCAATAGTCGCACTGGTTGGCAATGGAGTCGCTGGCTTTTCTTCAGGGCCAAAAACGTTATCTGGGTTAAGTTTGTAGTTTTTAACCACCACGCCAAGTGCCTTCTTTTCTTCTCCTGCTTTTTTTTGTGCAGAGTCTAAATATTGTTTGGCTAGGTTGACAAATTCATTTCGTTGATTTGCTTGCAAGAATTGCCCACTTTCCGCCTTTTTCAGACTGTTTTCAAGTCTTGTATATAGGCCAGCAGTATCTCTTGCGGTTGCGAATTCAGTCTCTCGCACAACTGAACCTGGGTCAAGCATCTTCATAAATCCAGTAATTAAAGCAATATCGCCTGGGCCAGTTTTAGCTTCAGCAGATGATTTAATATTAGAAAATGTAGTACCTAATTCCCCATATACTTTGGTTCTAGTCTGATATTCCTTACGTAATTTTTCTTCTTTATCAAATGTTTTGGTTGGGTCTAAACCACCTGTGGCTTTAAGTACTTCAAGTTCAAGTGCCGCTTTTTTACTTTCAATGCCTAATTTGCCAGTTTCTACTAAAACTTTATTTGTTTGTGCTTTAGTCAACCCTGTATCTGCGGCACGTTTCATGATGGCATCAACTGCCTCGCGTTCAGCATACTTAGCATCAACAGCGGCTTTTTCTGCTTGCGCCCTTTTCAAGTCGCTTTCTGCTTTTGCTTTGGCTACATCATCTGGCGCAGTAGCAACAGCATTTGCCGCGTTTTGCACCGCAAGGGCAGATTTTGCAATTTGCTCTGTTAATTTAGATGGGGCTTCGGCCTCTGCCCTTATTGTTCCAAGTGCTTTGTCAGCGTTATCAAGAAAATCTTTACCACCAGGCAATGCCGCCACCAACAACCCAATGGTAGCTTGTGCACCTGTTGGGTTTAATCTAATTAAGTTTGAGACATCATCATAGGCTTGCGCTTGCTGTTCTTTGCCGCTGTTTCGCAGTGCCGCCGCTTGTTCTTTGAGTTGCATTTCGGCAACATCAAGATTTCCTGATTTAATGGCTGTATAAACCTGTGCACCTTGGCGCAAAGTCTGCTGTTGTTGTTCTGCTGTTTGCGCTGCAAAATTATCTTGAACTATTTTTGCTTGATCTTTTGGCAAAAATGCAGTCACTCTGGCATAGTCTGCACTTGTTGCATTTGGGTTATTGAACAAATTTGCAAGGTCAGTTTGTCTCTGTTGTGCTTGTGCAAATGCCGCAATTTCTAGTTCACGCTTTTGCTGTGCCGCTTGCACTTCAGCAATACCAGCACCAAGTTTGAAACCGCCCAAAGCCGATTCAAACGGACTTTGCACATCGACTGCGTAGTTTGCTGGGCCTTGTAATGGGTTAATTGTTGCCATGTTTTATCCAAAAAGTGAACCAAAACCTGGTGTTTTACTTCCTGCACCCATCTGCATACCAAGGAACTGAGCAGGTAAATTGAACAGTTGACCGTATGCCCTCGCCTCTCCCAATTGACCACCAGCTTGTGCTTGACCTTGTTGACCCAAAAGATTTGCCACATTTGTCCCTGTAGTAACGCCTTGCGCCCCTACACCCGCGGCAGATGCTTGACCAATTTTTGCCAGATTTGTTTGTGTTTCACGACCAATATCCGCTAGTCCACCCAACTTGCCATATTGCTGTTCAATCAAACTGGATAGCAATGCAGGTCGGTATTGGGCTAATGCGCCCTGAATATTTCCGCCCCTCAGTCCACCAGTGGCTGATGCCCTTGACAACAATGCTTCCTCGCCTTGTTGGGCCATTTCTTGAAATCTTGCTCCACCGCTGATGCGTTCAATGGCGGCACGTTCTGCTTCTGGTCCACGTAACCCAAGCAAGGCCTGTTGCTGTTCAAAAGCTGGCGCACCTGCCTCTGCATAAGGTTTTAAACCAGTGATTGCTGGCCCACCAACATCAACATACGGCTTGAGTAATGCTTGTAGTTTATCAAGAGAACTACGCTGTTCTGCAATTCCCGCTTGTGCGGCTCCAGCTTGTGTACCTGCGGCTTGTTTTGCCGCATCTGCTTGCACAAGACTACCAACAAGCGCAGAACCCCCAACAACCATCATTGTGACTGGATCAGGCATCGCCAAACTCCTTCAAATAATCTTCAAATTTTTCGCCATATAAGGCCATTACATGATGAGCATTTACAGTAGCAAAACCAGCACCATGCACCAGCGAGACTGCCATTAAAACCAGATCGTAATACCCAGCACGCCACATGTACGATTTGGCATCTACTTGTTTATTGCGCTCTGCCGTATCTGATGCTTGCCACTTGAGAATCATTGTTGCTAGCAAAGGCACTAGATGGTGGCTATTGGCAATAAAAAATGCGTTTTGAGGCATACCCACTAGGGTGTTCCAAATGGCCGCATTTAGGTCTTTGCGTTCGACTGTATCGCCATCCGCTACATCATCAAAGACTTGGATTGCGTCATACACCATCATCAACCACTCAATGGCTGAATCAGGTAGCATAAAAACCTTTGTTAGGTTCTCTCGCAGTCCATCGGTCATGCACAACTCCTATGTAGGGAAGGCCGCTGGATGCCAGATAGACTCAGCGGCTTGATTTTCGCACAAATTGACAAAACGTCAATCTTCTTCTTCATCTTCCCAAGCTTGACAAACCCGCATATCGTTGCAGATAAAGTCCAGCTTTTCACAATGACCCCTGAACCCTGCGCCCTTGTCATATGTCGCCAATGGGATACGCTCAATTCTGACTTGGGTCATAAAGCTATTGTCGTAATAATCACAGTTTGAGCAATGTTTGCGCCGTGCGTCTTTTTCATCGCACTGCATGGCCTCTGCCAGACCCACATAAAACTCTTTATTGGCCCCAGGTTCATTCGTGGGCATTTCTGGGCCATAGTTCCAATCTTGAACCGCAATGGCGTAGTTCTTTTTATTTTGGGCGTTGGTGATGAATTCCTCATCCATCGGCAAGCCCATAAACCCCTTGGGCATCATCATAAATTTGTTCATGCTGTTCTCCTTAAGTGATTTCGCGCCCAGATGCGCGGATGGTCAGTGATGTAGCGGCACTTGCAATTGTGGAGATAAACCCACTTGGTTCAATTACTTGACCAACCAATTCAGGGAAAGTGTAAGTTTCGTCAGGTGCAATACTTCGGGTATCCACTATCAAGTTAGATGTTGTCGCTGACCCTCCGCTGATAACTAAATTGACGCTGATGGTCACATTCC